ATGGTGTTCCTATTGGTGGCGGTGGTGGTGGCGGGGCTGGCGGGTCTTCTTATATTCCATATTCGCCATCTGGTGTGGCAAAGGGGCCGGGTGGTCCGGGGGGAGTTCGTATTATGTGGGGAGCATGTAGAGCTTATCCAAACACTTGTGCTGGGGATGTGTAAAGATGGCCGAATATATTCGTTTAGTGGACGGTTTGCCTCATAAAAACCCTATTACGGAAGATAATTTTAAACGTAATTTTCCGGGGGTAGATGTAAACACGTCTATTGATTTTGCCATATTTGAACGCACACCACAACCGGAGCTAGGTGTGTACCAAGAATTTGAAGACCCTCAAACCACTTATGAAATGGTAGGGGGGATATGTAAATTAATTTGGCATGTCCGAGACTTTACCAATGAAGAAAAACTAGCTAAACAAAATGCCTTAAAGTCTGCTTGGGAGATGTCTGGAGAGAAAGAAAAATATCCTAATTGGGTGTTTGATGAAGAAAAATGTTATTTTGTTCCTCCTGTACCATACCCAGAGGGTGCGGGTCAGAATGAATATTTTTGGCAAGAATCCTCATCTACTTGGATAGCTTTTCCGCCGTACCCTACTGATGGCGCTATGTATCGTTTAAATGTAGAAACAGTTCAGTGGGAACCTTTAGAGGTGTAATGAAAAACATTATAATACAAAAAAAAGAAAGCTCAGATTTATCTCATACAATAGAAGTAGCAAACCCTTTCCAAACGGCTATTTACCAACTAATGTGCCCGGAGTTTTTAGTCCTTACAAATAAAGTTTCGGACGAAAAATTAACTAAAGAAGCACCTCCAAAAATAGATGACATATACCCACATGTCATGTCCGAAAATTATGTAGATGACCCTAGATTAAAAGATTTTTTTGAATTAGTCGGAGTTTCTGCGTGGAACATCCTTTCTGACCAAGGATACAACATGCAGGACAAAGAGGTATTTTTCAACGAAGTTTGGACGCAGGTCCATTATAAATCTTCCGGTATGGAAAAACATATACATGCTTATGCGTCTTTAGTTGGTTTTTATTTTTTAGAAGTACCTAAAGATAGTTCTCTTGTTTTGTTTCACGATCCTCGTATGGGTCCGGCTTTTGTTGACTTGGTGGAAACAGACCCCACAAAAATAACTTTAGCTAGTCAAGTAATAACTTTCCCCCCAAGAGAAGGAATGTTAATGCTTTCTAATGCGTGGTTACCACATTCTTTTTCACGTCATCGCGCAGAAAAGCCCTTAAAGTTTATACATTTTAGTATTTCTGCAAGAGACATCCAGAATATTGTTGCTAAAGAACCTTTAGTAGAAATTATATGAAATACAAAATACGTTTTAATAAAAGTAGGGGTCAAGCCGGAAGAGGAAGCATGGAACATGTTTGGCGAGTATTTGAAGGGGATAAAGAGTATATTGTAAAACACTTAGACTTACGCACTCCGGTCACAAGTGAGAAAGATGAAAATGGGCACGATTATAATATCGTATGCAGTGGGACGTTAGTCTTAGATAGAGAAAAATCTATAGCAAAAATAGAAAAATCAACTGATTCTGAGATAATTTCTTTTCCTTTAAACGATGAGTTTTCTGAAGAATAATTATGACATGGCTTTTTAACTTAGATAATGATAAGTGCGATTCTTTTGTTGTTGTGGAGAGTGTTTTTTCTTCAGAAGAAATTGATAACATAATACAATTAGGTTTACAGTCCGTACCGCAACCCGCTAAAACATTAGGGAGTTACCCCGATGGAACTAGACATGACGAGGGCAGTGTACAATTAGACAGACGTAAAAGTAAAATTTCTTGGATACCCCCAGAACAAAATACGGAATGGCTTTTTAGAAAACTTACCGATGTTGTTGTGTCTGTAAACAAAGAAAATTTTTGTTTTGATTTACTAGGTTTTGCGGAAGGAATGCAATTTACAATATATGAGGAAGATAAAAACCAATTTAAACCTCATATAGATAGAGCATTTGGGCACCTTTCTCGAAAATTGTCTATAGTAGTTCAGCTTTCAAATTCAGATGATTATGATGGTGGAGAGTTGTGCTTGTATGTAACTGAAAATGGAATTCCAATGACAAAAAAGAAAGGCAGTGTAATTTTATTTCCTTCCTTTATGCTACATGGGGTTCGTCCGGTTACCCGAGGCACTAGATACTCTTTAGTAGCTTGGATAACTGGGCCAAGTTTTAGATAATCGGAACAATAATGCCCAAGGGTAATGTAGGCACTTTTAGGCGGGGCAGGATAACCCTAAACGATAAAAAGTGTACAGAAATGGGGGTTTGCAGTTAAACTGGGAACAAGAGAAACGAGCATTCTATGCCGAGTCAGGGCTTAAGCACTGGTCCGGGGATTGGTAAGGGTTAGATTATGGCCACTCAACGTGAAACGCAGAAGTTAACGCGGTTAGAAACTAAGATCGACAACATCACAGAACAGTTGGTGGCGATAGTTCGTATGGAAGAGCAGGTTAAGACTATCTTTAATCGGATAGAAAAAATAGATGAAAAACAAGACCATATAGAAAAACGAGTAAAGGATGTTGAGGATACCTCACGCGGCGCTAATATTATGGTTACGTCTATAGAACGCCTTGTTTGGATAGTAATAACCGCACTTGCTTCCTACATCGTATGGCAGCTTAACCACTAGGATTATCTATGTTTAAGAAAGCTAAGGTCGCATTTACGCTCCTACAGAAAGGCAAAGCAGTGGCAGACCCTGCCAAATGGAAGTCTAGGCAAATCACCGCAACAATGCTAACTGGAGTAATTTGGGCAGTTATACAGGCTGCGGAGGCTTTTGGCTATGCCATTCCCGTCGATGAAGCTACTGTGGACTCTATTGCTGTTGGCGTGCTTGCTCTTGTTAACTGGGTGCTCACATTATCAACATCTGAAAAGGTCGGGATGCAACCTCGGGGTTAAACCCGTAATGGTAAATCCCCATTGGGTCGAAGTAATACCTAACATTTACGGCGTAGAAGCCGTCCTACTAACATTGGAGTGCGATATATAATGACTAAGTTTAAATTAGCGTTTGAGATTGCTCGTTTTGTCCTGTTTCTTGTTACCTCCCTCAAAGACCTCGTTCTTGAAGCTGAAGAGCAAATGCCAGAAAGTGGCAGGGGTTCAGAGAAGTTTGCTGCGGTTAAAAAAGCGGTAATCACTGCTGCTAAATACGCGGAAATAAGCGAAAAAGCCGTTGATACTGTGGATGATTTTATAGATAGTCAAATAAATCAAACAGTTAGCCAAAATGCTCTTGGTGCTAAAGCAGCTATGACCGAAAGACTACTTGAAATGCTTAAGCGTCATGAGGGTGTGCAATCCCATATATACCGGTGTAGTGCCGGTTTTTGGACTATAGGCGCAGGACGAAATGTAGACCCCAACAGCGGTATTGGGTTGTCTGACGACGAAGTAGATTACCTGCTAGAGAACGACATTGAGCGTGTCATTAAAGAGCTAAGTACTGAATATCGTTGGTTTAATAGCCTTGATGATGTACGAAAAGATGCTATGATTGACATTAGCTTTAACCTTGGTGCCACTAGACTTCGTGGTTTCAAGCGCGCATTGGCTGCTATGGAAGTAGCCGACTACAAATTGGCCGCTAAAGAATTTCTTGATTCCAAGTGGAGTCGGGACGTGAAAGGCCGTAGCCATGAACTCGCAAGCATGATCGAGACTGGTGAATACCTATTATGAGGTTTGTAAATGCCGCTTCAGAAACTACAGTTCAAGCCCGGAGTTGACCGCGAGAATACCCGCTACGCAGCCGAAGGCAGTTGGTACGAGACCAACAAAGTGCGTTTCAGACGGGGTATGCCTCAGAAGATCGGTGGGTGGGTGCGCCTGTCTAATGAGTTCTTTTTGGGCATCTGCCGCTCTATGCTCAACTGGATTACTCTGGGTGGGCAAAATCTCGTTACTGTCGGTACTAACCTCAAGTACTACATCGAGCGTGGTGGGGCTTATTACGACGTTACCCCTATTCGTTCCACGGTAGTTCTTACTGACCCTTTTGATACTACCTCTGGCTCTGCCGAAGTACTTGTTACTGATGTTGCCCATGGTGCACTTGAAGGCGACTTTGTTACATTCAGCGGGGCTACTGCGGTTGGTGGTCTGACTCTAAATAACGAGTACCAGATTAGCCTCATTGATGAAGATTCCTATACTATTACTGCTGAGACTACGGCTTCCTCTACCGCTAACGGCGGTGGCACTGTTACTGCGGCCTACCAAATCAACACGGGTAACGAGATTGCTGTGCCTTTTACTGGCTGGTCTGCGGGTACTTGGGGTTCTGGCACATGGGGTTTTGGTGGTACTACTGATGCGCCTATCCGTCTATGGAGCCAAGCTAACTTCGGTGAGGACCTGTTCTTTACTTACCGTGGCGGAGCGCCTTTCTACTGGGATGCTAGCAACGGGGTAACGACTCGTGCGGTATACGTATCTTCTCTTGGCGGTGCGTCAGATGTCCCTGTCATAGTTAACAAGGCGTTTGTATCAGACATCTTCCGGTTTGCCTTTTGCTTTGGTGCGAACGATCTGGGTACTAGCGTACTTGACCCCATGCTTATCCGTTGGTCTGACCAAGAAGACGTAGCTAACTGGACGCCTGCCGCTACTAACCAAGCAGGTAGTCTGCGTTTATCTCGTGGTAGTGAGATTATTACAGCAATCCAAGCCCGTCAGGAAATTCTGGTTTGGACTGATACAGCCCTGTATGGCATGCAGTATTTAGGTGCTCCAGAGGTTTGGGGTGCGCAACTACTCGGTGACAACATCACAATAGCCAGTACTAACGCAGCAGTATATTCCGGTAATATTGCGTATTGGATGGGTACAGATAAGTTCTACCTCTACGACGGTACAGTTCAGACACTGCCTTGTGCGGTTCGCAGCTATGTGTTCAACGACTTTAACGTATCCCAGTATGCCCAAGTTGTTGCAGGTACTAACGAGCGGTTCGATGAGATTTGGTGGTTCTACTGCTCTGCTGAGTCTACTCAGAATGACCGTTACGTGGTCTATAACTATATGC